GGCGGTATTAAAGAACTATACGATTATTTGTATAGTGAAGTAAAAATGGAAAAACAATTCCAAAACGAGACCCGAGAACTTGACAATTGATCGGGTTACGAGTATACTAGAAACATTGAAAGATAGATATTTTTAACATGGAGAACTTTGATATGACAACTTTTAATTATGCAACAACTACGCCAAAAGAGCAAAAAATATTTCGTAACTGGCTAACTAGCCATTTGAAATATGGTCCTGTAACTGTTGACTTTCTGAAGAAAGATGGTACAATGCGTACTATGAAATGCACATTGCAAGAGAGTGCAATTCCAACATACGAAAAGAAAACTGAACGTGTTCGCACCACTTCAACTAACGAGGCTATCTCTGTAGTTGACTTGGACATAAACGAATGGCGTTCTTTCCGTTACGATTCTATTAAGTCTGTATCATTTACAATAGGTGAATAAATTATGAAATTTTCCAAGATCAATCCTGGCGCTGATGTACAAGCATATGGCACAGAACCTTCTTGGACCAATCAAGATGAAATCGGCAATCTTAAGGTTGCTGAAATTCGTGCTTTGAATTGGTATAATTATTTTTGTGACGGCAAGCAAGCAAAAACGTTTGTTGTCGAATATATGACAAGCATTGGCAGAACTAAAGATGAAATTTCTCTAGTCTCATCAAGTGATGCTCCTATTCCCGTTCAGCTAGGCTGGATTGCTAGGATGATGTGCATGGGCTATGATCCATCTGATACATTCAAAAACTTCTTTGTCAAAGAGTTTAAGACTGTCATGGACAATGCAAAGAAAACTAAAAAAGTAAAAGCACCAACTGTTGCATTAACTACACCAGTCGTATCTATTCAGGATAGAATTCGTGAGAAAGCATCCGAAGAAGTTGGTGAAATTGAAGGCCTTGTTGATGAGTTTATTGCTGGTGGTTGCAAGTTTGCACCAGACATGGAATCATATCTAAAGGGCAAAGAATTATCTGCCGTTGTGCAAAAGAAAATGTGTGAAGTGTTCATCAAACGTTCTAAAGAATTCGAAGACGTTATGAATACAACTGATGCTGATACCAAAGAAGGCTATTCTAATTTCAGTAAAGTACAATTACGTAAGGTCAAAGAATTCTATGATGCGGTTGTTACAGAAACAAATCGTGGCGCAGAAAAGAAACCCACACGTAAAGCACGTAAAGTAAAAGAGAAACCCGCAAGTGTCATTGCATCTAAAGTGCAATACATGAAAGATTTCGCTGAGTTGAATCTGAAGAGTATTCTACCAGAAAAGATTGTTGGTGCAAATCAAGTGTGGTTGTACAATACCAAAACAAAATTGCTTGGCATGTACAATGCTGACAATGCAAAGGGTCTGACAATCAAGGGTACGACAATTCAAAACTTCAATGTCGAAACATCCACTGGCAAACGTTTGCGTAAACCAGAAGTGACTGTTAAGCAAGTACTTGATGGTGGTAAGATTGTATTGAAGAAACTGCTAGATGGATTGACAACTAAGCCTGCCGAATTGACAGGGCGCATTAACTCTGATACAATTGTTGTTAGAGTAATAACTGGATAACCAAAATGATTTTGATTGACTTGAATCAGGTAATGATTTCAAACCTGATGATGCAGATAAATTCAAATGCATTAAACGTAATTGACGAAAACATGGTCCGACACATGGTGCTGAATAGCATTCGCATGTACAACATGAAATTCAAAGACAGCTATGGTGACATTGTTATCTGTTGCGATGATAAGAAGTATTGGCGCAGAGACTACTTCCCATACTACAAAGCTGGTCGTAAGAAAGACAGAGAAGCATCTCCGTTTGACTGGAATCTAATCTTTGAAACGTTAAACAAAGTCCGTGACGAAATCAAAGAATACTTTCCGTACAAAGTGATTCAAGTTGACAAGACCGAAGCCGATGATGTGATTGCTACATTGACGCACAAGTTTGGCGTTCCGCTGAAAAACAGTTCTACCGAAAAGATTCTGATTCTGTCTAGTGACAAAGACTTTATGCAATTGCAGAAGTTCGCAAACGTAGAACAGTATAGTCCAATGGGTAAGAAGTTCTTGCGTACCAATACTCCAGAAGCCTTTCTGAAAGAACACATTATCAGAGGCGATAGAAGCGATGGTATTCCTAACTTTATGTCTTCCGATGACACATTCGTAACAGAAGCCCGTCAAAAACCTGTAACTGAGAAAAAGCTAAATAAGTGGTTAGAAGAAGAACCTGAGTCTTTTTGCGATGAAGTGATGCTGAGAAATTACAAGCGAAACGAATTGTTGATTGACCTGTCTAAGATTCCAACTGAGTATCAAGAGAAGATTCTTGAGACTTATGAAAATACCCCTAAACGTGGTAGGGAAAAACTACTTAACTATTTTATCCAAAACCGCATGAAGCAGTTGATGGAACATATACAGGAATTTTGAAATGGCTATTGATATTAGTAAGATGACTTTACCCGAGTTGCTTAAACATGTTGCAGAATTACCTGCGGCTAAAAGAGCAAGTTCATTGAAGCAGATTGCAAACTTAACACCAGAATTGAAAACGGTGTTGCGTTACACGTACCATAAGAACATTGTATTTGATTTGCCCGCTGGCGCACCTCCATACAAACCTATGGAAACTCCAGAAAATTGGGGACACAATCGTCTGCCAAAAGAATTGAGAAAGTTTCAGTATTTCCTAAAGGGAAGTACTTTGAATCCCATCAAACGTGAATCAATTTTTATTGAGGTTCTTGAGACAGTTTCACCTGAAGAGGCTAAACTTGTTTTGATGATGAAAGATAAAAAACTTACGTACAAGGGCATCACTAGAAAACTTATTGAAGAAGCGTTGCCTGAAATTCTGCAAGGAGAATCAGAGTAACAAAATGGCAAAAACAAAAAAGTATTCTAGTTTCCGGGACTTCTATGAAGACGAAGGCCGCAAAGGGAAACCTAAGTTGGACGAATCTAAAAAACAAAAAGACAAGTTCAAGCACCAAACAAAGTTTATTGATCCTAAAAATCTCAAAGAAGATGATTGGGACGAATTTGAAGAATTTGATGAATTAAAATAACTGAGTAATATATTATGATTTTACATGTTCAAACAGGAGAACATTTGGGTTGGTTTTCGTGGAGTAATGCATATGATCGTGCAGACTGTATAAACGAAGCAACATATTCTTTTTACTTTGGTGAAAATAAACCAGACAATAACGTTATGCCTTATGAGTTAGAGGACACGTTCTATATTGGTATGGCTTGTGGAAAATACTATGATCTGAAGAATAGAAAAAATTGGAATGGAAAATTCAAAAAGTACTTGCAAAAAAGATTCTTAGATCACAATAAATATTTGTCTACTCTGATTGTGCCTCCGACTAATACGGATAAACCTTTACCAAAGAAGAGAGTATTAGAATTAAAAAAATCTAAAATATTTTTTGAACATTTTTCTCCGATATTAAACCCTCAATGTCAGAGATGGGTTAGCATTACTCTTCCACCTAAAGATTGTAAAACTGTTGCACTAAGATCGCAAGTGAATACGGTTGAGAAATTATATACTCTAGAATATACAAAACGTTTTGATAATTTGCCTCTGTTAAATTTCGATGAGGTATATGAATCAGATCGTCAGAGAAATTCGTATTCAAATCGTATGTTGAGTTCCCCTAGCATTTTAAAATTTTGTGAGTAAAATATGAAAAAAGAATTGGATGAAGCACTAGTTGCAAAGTACCCAAAGATTTTTAAGTTTCGCCATGCCCCGATGACACATACTGCTATGTGTTGGGGTTTCGATTGTGGTGATGGTTGGTACAACATCGTTGATGTATTGTGTGGAAATATTCAACATCATGTGGATCAAAAACGTAAAGATCGTGCGAGAACATTGCGATTCAATCGTGCTTTGAAACGTGCATTGGCTGGAGATACACGTCCACTTCAAATGCATTTTACATTTGGCAATAAAACAGAACCAGATGAATGGGCAATTGAATATTCTAGCAGTGCAATTGCAAAAGCAGAGTTCAAAGAAGTTCCTCCACGTATGCCATACATCACAGCAAGTCAAGTGAAAGAAAAGTTTGGCGGATTACGATTCTACACTAATGGTTATACTGATGTAATTAATGGAATGATTTCAATGGCTGAATCAATGTCATATCGCACATGTGAAGTGTGTGGTAATCCTGGTCGTTCAAACAATCACGGATGGATTTCAACATTGTGCGATACACACCGACT